AACAGTTCCGCCTCCTGATACAGATTTATTAGCTGTTGTAGCTGTTGTAAAGCTATATGTGTTATTATTTATTTTAGTTATTGAGTAACCAGTACTAAGATTCAATACTGCTTCAGTTACATTTGCAATACTTGTTGCATTTCTAAATCTAACTACATCTGCTGTAGATCGACCGTGGTTAGGTTCAAATACAGTAATTGTTGTACTTGCATTAGCTAATGTAAAAGGATTCAAAGGTAATAATCTTGGAACAGCTGTTTCAGTTCTTGCAGGTCTAGCATTTAATAAGCCTTGTGGATCTGAACCTTTTGGTTTTGGTTCTAACTGAGGATGTTTTTGTTCATACTCTGATATATGAACTAAATAACCATTCCATTCTTTTACCATTTCTTGATATGGAAACTCCATGCCAGATCTATCTGATATTGCTTTTGAGTGTCTGCCTTTAGCGAATGCCATTATACTCCATCTCCATAAAATGTTTGTGGTGTTATGAACGTAGAAGTTCTTTGACCATCTTCATCAAGCGCTCTTTTAAACTCATCTTCGTAAATTAATTTGTTTGCTTGAGCTGTTTCTGGTGAATATTTTAAACTTAAATAGTAAGATAAACCTGAAGTCATGCAAGGTATAAATCTGTAAACTACATCTGCTTCATTTGTATATGCACCTGAATCTTCTATTCTAGCTACATAATAAAATTTTAATTGAAAGTTTGCACCTGAAAAAGAAGAGCTAGGTGTTTGATATAAAAACACACTTGGAGCAACAGTTCTTTGTACATAATATTGTGATGGTGTTCCTTTTGATAATTTATTTGCTAATGCAGCATAAGCTGATCTATCTATTTTTGTTAATGTAGTATCAACTGGAGCTGTAGCTGTTGTGTTATTTCTAACATAAGCTTCTAATACATCACTTATATCTTGTGGAAAATTAGTATTGTCAGAAGCATAATTATATTCTGCTTGACCTTCTACTAATGGTATTGTTGCTTGTTTTACTTTCCAAAGATGAACGCCTCTGTTTCCCCATTCGGAAAACATGATATTCAAAGAACGTCTAGCGCTTTTTAATTGGTAACCTGTTCGATTACCTCGCATTCCAGTTCTTTCAAATGCTTCTTCGATGATCTCGTCGATCGGTAGATCGAACGTTGTAGTTCCAGATGTAGCCATCTAATCTCCTACTTATCTATTAATAACGTTGCGCCTGCAATGTTTGTAATAGTAGAAACTTTCATTCCGCCTGGAAAAACTACACCATCTTCTGGAATATTGAATGCAAAGACATCACCGTTTGGACAATCTCCTTGAAACAAAGTTGTACTATCAGTGTTGTCTTGTAGAATTATAGATCCAGCACCACCTGCATCAGAAGCTAAAATTAATCCTCTTAATCTTGTTCTTCCTGCAAATACAACACCAGTACCTGTCATTCTAATTGCTTTTACATCACTTTTCATAAATTTTTTCTCCTTAAAAATTAAGTATGGGCCCGAAGGCCCACACAAAATTAATTATTATGATGCTGAAATAGTAGCACCAGTATCACTTCTTTTCCAGTTAGTTCCATCTGAAAAAGCAAGAATTGCTGCTCCAGCTGCACCATTTGAAAAATATGCGATTTGACCTTCAGTAGTTGCACTTGGTGCAGTTGCTACTGTGTATACATTAAGACCCACAACAGTGTTAGTGTTAAGCGGACCTGAAAAAGTAGTATTAGCCATATTTATATCCTCCTAGTTTTGCGAACATAGTCTCTAGGCCGTCGACTGTACGCGTCTATGTTCTTTAAATTATACAGTGATTATAATATACTCTTGTTTTTAATAGAGCGCAAGAGATTCTGTGATGAAAGTTGTCTTTCTGATCTGTGTAGCTTTTTATTATGTAGCTACTGAAACATCTGGTGCAGCTTCTTCTATCTTATTAAGTTTTGCAGCTTCTTTTGCTTCTGCTAACTTAATGTGATTGATGACTTGTCTAATTCTGTCATCTATTCTTACCATATCAAGAGTGTATCTTTTCTCCTGATTATAGTGCTGCGACCATTCAAGTTCTAAGCCCCTCTTCTTCGTGTATAGCTCCTGAACGTGTGTCATTTATAACCTCCTCATAGGTTAACCACATTTTGGATTCATTAGTAAATCCATCTTTTTCCCAGACTATATCATTTTTCCCTAGTTTGTCAACTAGTGCATTCTCAAACGCTTTATCTTCATCTTCTGACACAAGAGTGAAGTCAGCGTAGTATCCATATGCTCTGATTTGTACTCGAAAAGTTTTCATGGTTTCTCCCTTTTGCATTTAAAATGGGGCGCTTTTAAGGCGCCCCATTAAATTATTTAGATTACGCTCCTGGTGATCCAAAGATACCTCTAGGGTCTGAGAATCCAAATGAATATCTCTCTCTAGCTTTGTATCTTACGTTGCCAGTATCGAAATCACCTTCCATAGCAGTTTTGATAGGTGCTCTTACGAACATCTTCAAACCATTAGGTACGTCTGTCTTGATAAAGAACGCATCGCTATCAGTTAAGTAGTGGTTAACCACATATCCTTGTGGCACCATTCCCATTGATGCGATTGCATTGATATCATTGTCAGCTGTACCAACTCTGCCTTGAGACTTCATTAATCTTTCCGCTGTGAATTGTAGTTCACTTGGAATGATCATTTTTACGCCTCTAGCAGCAATCTTAAGACCTCTTTCGTCTGTCATAGCAGCGATGTCAATCAAAGATTGTTCTAGTGAAGTTTCGTTTAAGTCAGCACTTGTGCTTAACTCATTTTTGAAACTTCCTGCGATCGTTGGGTGATCAATTGCACATAACTCTTTGCCGTCTCCGCCTTTGAAGTTAGAGTCGAATGCATTGTTAAGAGTCGCAGCAGCTTTCACTTGTTTAGTGTTAGCCATGGATCTTGCTAATGCTTTTGTATATCTAGACGCAAGTCTGTCATACAAGTTGTCTTCGATCGCTTCTTCTGTGATAGCGAATGCAAGAGCTATTGTTTCGTGTTGGTAACGTGCTGTGAAAGTCTCTTGAGCATCATCGAATGATACACCTTGACCTTCTGCTTTAGTCTGCGCATTTCCGAAACCAGATAACATTACTTCTTCTTCAAAAGCTCTGTCACTGTTTTCTGTGTCGTAGATTTCAGCATGCTCGTTATCGTATCTTTTGTACTCCAGGCCAAATAAAGCATTTAAACCTGGCTCTAGTTCTTTAACTAGTTGTTGTCTTGATATTGCCATAATTTATTCTCCTATTATATGCCTGTTGCTAAAGATCCAACTAAGTACTGATGCAAGTTAACTTTTACGATAACTGAACAGTTCGCAGCTGTTTGATCTTGGTTTTCTACATCTTCCGCAATTCTAACCATTCTCAATTGCTTAGCTGTTGTAGCTGCAGTTGAAATGCCTAGTTGTAAAGAAGATCTTCCGTTTGTGTCGTCACCTGCTGAAGCAGTTGTTGCATAAGTTAATCCAATTTTAGATTTTCTTAATGCTAAAGTGCCTCCAAGTGTAGCGTCTGTTGCAATGATGTATTCTTGAAAAGGATCATCATTCACGAATGCTGTAACGTCTTCACTATTTGCCGGAGTTATTCCGCCAGCGTAGAAGTTACTGAAAGTTGGTTTTAAAGTTGTAGCATCTGTGTATGTTACACCATTTAAAGTTCCAACCATAGCAGTTCCAGCGGCAGCTGTTACGATATATCCACCTGTTGAGGCGCTTATATCAACTTTTACAGGCTCTCCGTTGTAAATAGCATTAGTTTCGCCAGCATCGATCTCGTATTTTGACTGACCTTGAATAGCAGGTGTGTTGCCCACTCTCATAGCCGGTCTTAATCCGAATCCTTGTGTGTTAGCGTTAGCCATAGTTTTTTTTCTCCTTATAAAAATTCAGTGATTTTAGAATCGTTAAAAGATTAACTTTTCTTTGTACCACCGAAGGTTACACGTGTCTGCCTCTCTTGATTGATTGGCATACTTGGGTGCTGTTCCTTCATAAGGTCGTTGTTAACGGCATCGTCTTTGTCTTTAGTTTGTTTTCTAAAGTAGTCTTCACGTGCTTTAGCAACCTCTTCCGGTATCCTAGCCAGCAATAGGCCACCAACTCCAATGACTCCTGCGTATTTTCCTTCTTTTAGAACTGGATACTCAGATCCTGGATATTCATCTCCTCTTACGAGTTCCCAACCAGATCTTATTTTGCCTGACATGTTCTTTGTATCATCAAAGCCCATAGTCTCGGCTCGTATCCATCTATGCCTAAATCCATCAGGCGCAGGTGGTGCATCTAAAGATGACGGGGGAGTCCAAGTAGTAGGTCGTTTAACCTTATCTCTTGTCTGACTCGCGTGAGAAGTTTTTATATTTTTATCTTCCATATTACGCTCCTTCCTTCACGTTTAATTGTTTTGCGTACTCTTCGAGTGGCACACCTAATCTTTTAGCGATTGCTACTTGTGATGGTGTGAGCTTCACAGTTTTTCTGCGACCTGTATTGCTTGGTCGTCTAGCTGAAGCTACGGTTTGAGCAGGTTTTGCTCTTTCCATAGAGTTACCTTCTAATCTATCAAATTTATTAGGAAATTCAAGTCTTAATCTTTTATCAATTTCTTCATAATATTCGTCAGATTGAGGATCATATCCTTCCTTCTCTACGAGTGTTTTATGCATGTCAAATGCAGTGTATGTCATAGCAGTATCATTACCAAACCAGCTATTTCTAGCCGCCCAAGCCTCTGCTTTAGGGTCAGATCTAACAGGTTGTTCAGCTTGTTGAGGGCTTACGTTAACTTGTTTTTCTATTTTTGGTTCTTCTTGCTGTGACTTTAAAGAAGCTAATCTAGCTGCATCTGCAGTTAAATTTGCCATTTGCTCTTGTGCTTTTACTTGAGCATCTACATCACCTGCTTCAATAGCTGTTCTTAAAGCCATTCTAGCTGCGTCCATGTTTGTTTTAACTCTGTTTTCAAACTCAGACACATAAGACTTATCAGCTTTGACAAATCTATTTTGTAAAGTATCTCTCTCTTGTTTTACACTTTGAGCAAATGCTAAAGCTTCTTCTTTTTGTCTTTCTGCTTCACGCATTTTTCGAGTTAGTTTAGCAATACGTTTTTGAACGCCTTCACTATATTTTTCTAACTCTTCTGATTTCTTCTCTTCCTTTTTTTCTTCGGCTGGAGCTGCTTCTGTAGTTTGTTCTACTTGTTCAACTTCAACTTTCTCTTCTTCAACGGGTTTTGCTTGCTCCGTCGGTTTATCTAGATCAATTTCAGTTTCGACTTGATCAGCCTCACCTACATCAATCATTTTGTTTTCTTCTTCTAGCATAGTTTCCTTCCTATGTTGTTAAATGTAATGAAGAACTGATTCAGGATCTTTTATAGTCCCTAACACTTCATCATCGTTTAGTATTCGCACTTCTCCACCTTCTATTGGTAATCGTGATCCTGCATATCTTGCAAAGATCACCCAATCTCCTAATTTACACCAAGGTTCTTTAAATCTATCTTTGTCTGCGTAACAAAGATCACCCATTTTCAAAACATAACCACAGTTAGTAGCTATTCTTGCTTTATCTAAAGATTCTTGGGAAAAAATAATTCCGCCTTTAGTTTTTTCTTTCGGTGTGAAAGGTAAAACTAACATTCTGTATCCTGCAGGTTCTGGTAATTGATTTACCATGTCCTTAATATTATCAGGATCTAATCTTTTTGTTGATTCATTTTCCGCTTTGTATTTCTCTTCTAGTGCGTTTCTAGTTTTTGGTATTTCGACTGTTGATGTCGATGACTGTTCCTTTTTGTTCATTTTGCTCCTTTTCTTCTAGCAGGTTAGAGATTTCCTGTAAGATTTTTCCGTAGGCTTGTGCCTGTCCTACTAAATATTTATATTTATCGTGATTGTCAACCCCTTCGACCATTACTTGCGCGACGAGATCAATTTCTTGTTTTAGTCTCTTCTGTATTTTTCCTATTATTACTAATGGATCCATTAGTTTACCCACCTTTCTATTATTTTTATTTTCTCTTCTGCATCTACAATAACTTGCAATAATTTATCTACTTCATCTAAGTGTTGAGGGTGTTCTCCAATACCCACTGGACTTTTTAAATAGATATTTATTGTTGCTATTGATTCTGCGATTTGTGCTTCGTAACGTTTCTTTAGTGCATTTAGCATTTCCATCTCCGTCTAGCCTGACGGATTCTGGAATTTGGATCGTTACGTGTTTTTGCTGATGACCTTTTTAATTGTCCTAGTGATCTAGCGCAGTATGATTTTCTGCGATTAGCAGCTTTTGATCCAGGCTTCACTTTTCCTGTCACGGCTGTTTTTAGTTTTGAACCGGGATTTGCTCTTCTATAGGCAGCAACACCGGCTCGTGTCATGCCTGCTCCAGACTTTGTAGGTCTGTAGTTCTTTTTATTTCTTGAAATTGGA